ATGTAATCTTCCAGATTCAGTCTATCCAGGGCACTCGTATCTTCAACCCATTGGCTTCTGTCTTCGCCATCAGCGACGGCTCGATTGCTGAGAACGTCATCAATGGCGACTCCGAGAACTCTAAGCTCGTGGTAAGCATCGATGGTACGGGTACCGTACAGGTCAACGGAGAGGCTTACGATACTCCTCTGGACTTCGCTCCTAACGCTATCGTAACGCTGAAGGCTGTTCCTGGTAGTAACCAGAAGTTTGTCTCTTGGAGCAACGGCAAGACTGACACTGAGATCTCTATCACAGCAACAGGTATGCCGATGGCTATCACCGCATTCTTCGCTCCTAACGCGTAATCTCCTCTCTCATAGTGCCCAGCCGCTCTCGGCTGGGTACTTATAAACACTAAACGTCAAATATTAAAATTTCAAGATTATGGCTGATACAGTAACATGCCCCAACCTCGACAACTACCTGAACGAGGAAAATTGCCTGGAGAATATCGGTGGTACCTCTGCGGTGGCTTACTACTTCGTGAAGTCTGACCTCCTCACACCACTCAAATTGACGGGTAATACTTACTCTGTGCCTACGTTCAAGTCAGGTAAGGGTCTCTATAAGTTCGACCTGAAGGATGAGAGCCAGCAGATCCAAGGTGAGAGCCAGGGTCCCAACGGTGGCTATAACCTCACCTACAATGCTATCATCGAGGCGGTCAATAAGAAGACCTCTGAGCTGTCTCGTGCATTGAACAATCTGAATATCGGTATCATCGTTCCTGATGGCAACACCGGCGACACGCAGATTATGTACGATCCTAACCGCCGTGTAAAGGCTGAACAGGGTGGTATTAAGTCCGACACCGGCGCTGCTACTTCTGATGACCGTCAGACTACACTGGAGTTCCACCTCAATGGTGTATTGTATGACAACCTCTATGTCACTGCTCCTGAAGATGGTTGGGATTCACTCCTGGCTTCTGCTACTCCTGCAAATCCAGGATAATCTAAGGATTTCCCCTCATAAAAAGGTCCTGCCTCAATCGGTAGGGCTTTTTTTTGTCCCCACCTCCAAAAAATTTTCCCCTATTTTTGCATCGTGTTAAATGTTTAGTATGCTGCTGCAGCACAGCAGCCTAAAAACAAAGGAAGTATGAATACAAAAAATTTCACCCAGATGTCAGCAGAGGAACGCAAGGCGTGGCTCGCTGATTACCAGAACTGGTATGCCGAACACCTGCCAGTCATCGAAAAGGCGGGAAACATCACGTCCGGCATACGTGAACAGATTGAGAAGGGACTGAACCTCATGGCTGCTTTCCCCTTCTGCCGTGCTTTCGTCAATGAGGCGCTGCGCTTCAAAGACTACGCTTCTCGTAAGAAACTCATCCGCCGCTATGCGGATAAGATTACCGCTGACTTGAAGACATCGGTGCCTGCCGTGGATCTTACCGACCCTGCTCTCCTCGCATCGCATGTGGGCCGTCCCACTAAGGAGGAAGCTGCTGCTCGTGCCCTCGCTGCTGAAAAGGAGCGCAAGGAACGTGAGGCTGCCGAAGATACGCTTTTCGGCAAAAAGGCGGACATCCCAACCATCGACGCTGCCGCTCCTGAGACAGTGGCTGGCTCTATGGGTGGTGGTACCATGCTGCACCTCGACCAGCTGAAGTGGTTGATGTCACCCGACCTCGCAAATGCTATCGAGACGATTCGCGACTTGCGCACTCGCCAGGAGGATGCCGACGCTACGGCTAAGGCTCTGGCTCTCGCCGGCAAACCTGAACAGGAGGTGGCTCCGTATGCGGAAGAAGCTATCCGCCTCACTAAACAGGTGGAGGGCATCTATGAGCGTGTTGACAACGAAATGGCCACGGTATATGTGCGCCTGAAGGAGGACACGGCTTTCCGTGCGTCTATCGAGGCTCAGAAGGTCGATCCAAAGGCGCTCCGCACTACGCTTCGCCCCTATTGGGATAAGGTGGAAAACCAGGAGGTTTTCAAGGCTAAGGTGATCGAAATGATTAAGGAGTCTGACCCCGTACAGAAGGAGGCTCGCGAAAAGGCAGAAGCTAAGAAAAAGGCTGTCGATGATATCGTGAAATACCTCCAGCGTAAGGATAAGGATAACACGCCTAAGCGCATCGAGACGATGACGGCTCGCTATCAGGAATTGGTAGAACTGATTGGTGAAGAGGAAGCAAAGACTTACCTCCCCATCCTCGAAGCTGCCAAAGAGGACTGCGAGAAGAACATCAAACCGAAATTGGAGGCTGAACGTGCTGCTCGCGAGGCTAAGAAAGCCGAAAAGAAAGCAGCTAAGAAGGCGGAAAAAAAGGCTGCCTCAAAAAAGGCTTAGGTCTCGTTAATTGTTAGGCGATTGCATCGCCGTCATAAATAACCATCGTGCCTATCGGTTTTCCGCTGGGTCCTAAAAACACCAAATAACAATGAAAAAGAAAAGTCTCATGTCTGTCATGTTAGCAGGCGCTGCCGCCGTCATGGGTGGCCTTATATCGTCACCTGCCGGTCAGCAGGTCATCAGTCAGACGGCTCAGTCCAATAGTTCCCAAATCGAACAGAAAGCACCTGCACAGCGCTCTGTCAACCAGGGACAGCAGGCTACATCACGCACTCCTGCGAAGGTGGTACGCACGTTCGCTAACAATCCTTATGGTCCCTTCGGTACTCACCTCATGGCGGGCAACTATGGCATGTCGCCAAAGGACTATGGCGAATATCTCATGCGCACAGGCAAGGATAAACAGAACTTGCGCAAGCGTAAGCACTACGCTAAGATGCGCTCATAACAACAGTGCCCAGCGGTTTTCCCGCTGGGTTCTGTCCCGTCTGTCTCGTATGTGGCTATGCCATAGCCGCTCTTGTTTCGTTTTTTGTCAGGCGATTATATTGCCGTATCTCTCCTTCTCATCATGTCAAAACCCTCAGAAAAATATTTCGACAAAGTAGAACGCTGGCTGCTGGGTGGCATCACCATCGATAAGATGATTATGTCACCCGATCAGCGTTTCCGTGCGCTTCTCGCCTACGAAGCGTATAAAATATGGCTGCAAGATAAACAGATACGACCAACCGACATCATGCGCCGTATCGCTGCCCGTGAATATCCCGTACTGCTTCAGAAAGCAGCAGCTGGCGACTCCAAAGCCATTGAGTATGTCGATGCGATGAACATACGCCCTGGTATTCCTCGCACACCAACGGAGATATCTAACGACGTGGCGCTCTTCAACCATATCATCGGACGCTTCGACGTGCCAACGGAGAATATCGAGAAGGCAAAGGTACAGGATGCCTCCGACTGGCTCATCCGTGAGGGAATGAAAATGGGCGACCCTCGCAGCGTCAAGTCGGGTGCCGACCTGAAAATGCAACTCAATAACAACTTCCAGGAGAAAGAGAATGCGGCTGAACAAATGCCGGATTCGGAAATCAACATCACAGGCGATGTGTCGGTTGTGAAGCGCGACCGCGTAAACTATACCGACGAGGAGAAAAAGAAGTTTGCTCGTCGCTATGGTCTTACCGACAAACAGGTTGTTGATATGATACAGAACTCGGAGGGTACCTGGCAGATGCCTGATGAACAACCAGAACATGAACCCGAAAAGGATATCTTCGACGAGAATGGCTAAAAGACGTGACGTTTATATGAACCCGATGCAGCAGCGCATCTATTACTCGAATGCAAGGGATGTGCGACTGCTGGCTGCTCGACGTTTCGGTAAGACGGACGGATCCATAGGACCGCGTATATACCGCGTCTCGCAGTCCATGCCTCGTGCCACTAACCTGTGGCTGGGTAACTCCCGCAAACAGCTATACACACGTACCGTACCTGGCACCATTGCGGCCATTGAGCGTTTTTTCAATATTCAGGAGGGACGGCATTTCGGCTGGGGAAAACCGCCGCGATGGGTACAAAAGCCTGTCATAACGCCTAAGACATGGGATAACGTCATCTGGTTCGCTAATGGCACTATTTGGCAACTTATATCACTCGCCGTCACCGGCTCTGCCAACTCTATCACGGCTAACAGCATCGTGGCGGATGAGTGTAAGTTTATGTCTAAGGCTAAGATCGACGGCGAAATCATGCCGGCACTGTCAGGTATCGTGCATCCACTCGGCGACCCGTCATTTTCTGATGCTAACCCGCTATTCAAATCTACTTTCTTCGCCTCTGATGCTTCGCTCACAGCAAAGGGTAACTGGCTGGAGAAGGAGGAGGAAAAACTGGATATGCACCCTGAGTCTGGACGCTTCGCAGATAAGACGTACCGCGAGATACAGCAGCTGCTCACTGATTATGCGGAAAGGGTTATGTGGGCTAACGAACTGTTGCGTAATGCCGAACGCGATGGCTGTGTGCCTATCCTGCTGCCTGCAGAACAGATTGCGGCTATCCAGGCAAAGGCAAACATGATGATTAACCATGAGGGACCTTTCAAAATCCTGCCTAACTACGGAAAACGTATCAATAAGGCCATGCTCGACATGGCGATCAACTATAAACTAATCTCTCCTGATGAAGCGGAACTGCTGTTTTGTCATAAGTATCTCATTACGCCTGAACAGGACTTCGACATGATGATGATCTCGGAGTCTAAACCGTACCAGCGACATATCCGTGAATTGCAGTGCAACGCTTTCTGCTTCTGGAGGGCTTCCTCACTTGACAATATAGATATCCTTGGTGATTCGTACATCGCTCGCATGGCGCGTGACCTGCCGCCGGTGGTCTTTGCCATATCTATTCTGAATAAAAAAGTACAGAAGTCTAACGATGGCTTTTACTCTAACCTCGACATCGAGAATGTGCATGGATATATCCCCGACGATTGCCCTGCCATCGACAACTCTTTCACAAAGAAAAAGGCTTCTTCTGTGCTCGGTGGTTCTGTTACCGAGGAGGAATACGAGACTCCTGACTTCTACGGACTGGGAAACCTGAAGGACTGCACCCTCGATGGTGACGTGATGGATGCGCTGCCGCTGTATATCGCCCTCGACTACAATGCCAACATCAACTGGGTAGTCACGGGACAGCTTTATAAACGCGACAACCAGGAATGTCTCAACGTGCTTTCGTCGATGTACGTGAAGTATGAACGAAAGTTGCGTGAACTGATGGCTGACTGGCATCACTACTATAAACCTCACATGAAGAAAAATAAAGAGGTGGTGTTTTTCTACGATGCAACAGCTAAATTCCGTGGCTATGCACTCGAAGGGGCTGAGGACTTCAAGGATGTGGTAATCTCCGAACTGACAAACTACGGCTGGAACGTCCGTGCCATTGATATGGGTGCGCCGGTGGAACATCAACAGAAATATAAGGATATCAACGAGTCTCTGGCAGGGGCTATCTATCCGGCTATCCGCATCAACCGCGAGAATAACGAGGCGCTGATTGTCGCTCTTACCACTGCAGAGGTACAGATGTCCTATCGTGGCTTCCGCAAATGGAAAGCTGGTGAAAAACTGTCTGAGAGTGAAGATGACTCGGTACGCCTCGAATACCGTACCGATGGCACGGATGCTTTCGACTCGCTATATATCGGCTGTCGCTACCACCTCGCCAACATGTCCGGCATGTGCCTCCCGCTCCCCGAATAATTAACATGCCCCGCCGATTTCGGTGGGGCTTTTTGTCCCGCCCTCGTCACCCCGTCTTCGTATCTTTGTGCAAAAATAAAATTTTTCGATATGACTGAACTGCAATTTTCCTATTCCCACCCGAAATTTGTCTCAGACCAATTTACGGGTAAAAACACCATCGCAGTCGCCTACGCTAAGGAGGACTATTACGTGGTAAGTATCGATGAGCTGCAAGATAATGGCTCATGGCTTCGTAAAGACTCGTTCTTCACCTACAAGGAGGCTTCCTACGACTTCACCAAGGCCGAGGAGGGTAAGACTTATCGCCTCGCTGTATTCAAGAAACCGGCAACGGCTTCTGTCACTCCTATCGAGGATGGTGGTGACGAACCTGTCGATGAGAGTAAGGTGCGTGAGATCATCGACGACACAGTATCGGATGTCGGCAAGTCGGGACAGGCGGCTGACGTGAACCTCACGGCTATCGTCGGACTGGTGGCCACTCAGGTACAGGCGGCTATCGCAGAACTGCTGGCAAAGATTATCGCACTGGGTGCTGCTATCTCCTATGAGGGACAGGTGGAGGATTTCGCTCACCTGCCTGCTTCGGGCATGAAGAAGGGACACATGTATAATGTGGTGGCTGAGAATGGTAAAATTCCCGCTGGCACGAACTACGTGTGGAACGGCACCATTTGGGACCCGATGGTAGGACAGATAGACCTCACTCCATTCCTGAAATCTACGGATGCTGCCAATACATACGTGCCGCTGACGGCAACAACGACTAACAATGGCGCTGATGTAACTCGCCTGTTGGCTATCAATGCCCAGGGTAAGGCTATTTCTATCAATCCGTCGGTTATCGTCGATTAC